AAGCATTTGTTGATACATGGTTATCAAAATTAACATCGCGTAAACTATTAGTGTGGGGTATGGCTACTGGCTTAACGTTCGCCGGTCACCTTGCTAGCGAAGACTGGGTTATTATTTCCGCAATCTATATCGGTGGTCAAACAGTTATTGACTCTATCGCAAGATTAAGAGGATATAATGACGAGTGATGCAGCTTTAAAGTTTATTATAAAGCACTGGAAAGAGATTCTGATGGGCGCCCTTTTGTTGGCGGTTATTGGAAAGTTTCGTTATGACCATAAGCAACTGCAATTGGCTTACGAGACTAGTCAGCAATCATTAGAAGAACAAATCGCAGGACTAAAAGACATCCATCAGCGCGAGATTGAAAGGCGAGATGAGGCACTGCAAGACTATAGAGATGCGCTGGCGGAGCTAGAAAGAAATTATTTAGAATCTCAATTGGAACTTGAGAGGCAGAAAAGAGAAACTCGCCGTCAACATGTCGAAGACTTTTCAGGTAACCGAGATCAGTTAATAAACGATATTGAAGAGATTTTTGGGTTTACACATGTTGATTAGTGTGTTATTATTTATGAGTACTATAGCTCACGCAGAAGACGTGGGTCGTTTTACTATTATGGGACATAACGAGCCTGCACCCTTTGAGGGGGTCTTGTTTGATCCGATTGCAACTGCGGACATTTTGACAGCGCGCACTTTTACTTTAGAAGAGTGTGATTTGAGAACTACTCACGAGCTTGACAAGAAGGAAGCAGAATTTCAATTGGAGAGAGAAAACTTTAATATTCGTTATGATGCCCTTAGAGAAGAATATGAATTGATTATCCAACAGAAAGATTTGGAAATTACGCAACTTCGCGAATCACTACTTAAACAATCACCACGTAATAATTGGTGGTGGGCTGCAGGTGGCGCTGTTGTTGGCGCTGCAGCAACTTATGGAGCATATAGGGCTTTTAATGACTAAAGATAATCCTGATCGAATTGCTGCAATTGAAAAAGCAATATCGAAGAAGTACGGAGATGAAACTGTTCAAAATCCTAAGTCCAATTGGACACCAGAAAAGGAAAAAGAATACCTCGAACAAATGAAGAGTTTGTATTCAAAAGTTAAGTCTACAGAAGAGACACAGGAAAAAGTAGACATTAATGGTATAAAGGTTTCAAAAAAACTACTTAATAGAGAATCTTTAAGGAGTTGTTCAATCTGCGGAAGTTTTCCAAAGAAATCAATGGATGATGTCTGCCTTATCAAGTTTGATTGTTGCAGTAAATGCCACCTTCAATACGTGGAAGGCAGAGAAGAAAGATGGTTAAAAGGATGGAGACCTGAATAATGGCAACAGTTTATGAAATCGTTCAAGGCTTGTCTCAAGCTGCCGCTAATGCATATGACGGCGCTTTGGGCGAGGACTATGAACCTGTAAGTACGGGCGCTTTGCGCCGCGAAGAGGGGGATGCCCTCATTGACCAACGAGTGATGGACGGCTTCAACGTCAAATTTTACGGCAATATGATGTGCCTTACTTATCAGTCCGAAATTCAACTTAAGGAAGTATATGCTTCTGGTTTTGAAACTGACATGGAACAACGCATTTCCGATATTTCTAAGTGGCTCAAAAAAGAGTACAAGCGTATCACTGGTGATAGCGTAACTCTTACCAAAGATGGTGAGATTGATGTACGAGTTGAAAATTCTTCACGAGTGCGTTCTTGGGTTGTGGCTAAGATGCATTATAGTGTCGGCGGCTTAGATGAAGAAATGCACGTAGAGGCTCCTTCTCGTGATCGCTTAGAGAAAGGGTGGCAAACATTCCTCGACCAAGGTGGTTGGAACGGCGAAGGCGGCAAGCGCCCCGATAATGATTCCCGTAAGAAGGACAAAGGGCCACAGTCGTAATACACTTAATGATGCATGACTTTTCAATTAGACAAGAAACAAAGAGTAAAGGAAATATTAAAGTGCGGTAAGGATCCTGCTTACTTCTTGAAGACGTATGCCCGTATATCACACCCGATGCACGGGCTTATTCTTTTCAATACATATGATTTTCAAGATCAGCTTCTCGCAGACTTTAATGACCATCGCTTTAATGTAATCCTCAAGGCACGCCAGCTTGGTATTTCTACAATTACCGCTGGCTATATTGTATGGATGATGCTTTTCCATCGCGATAAAGCCGTGCTTGTCATGGCTACCAAATTCGCTACAGCAGGAAACTTGGTCAACAAGGTCAAGAAGATCATGAAGAACCTTCCAGATTGGATTCGAATCGCAGATATTGATATTGATAATAGAACGTCGTTTATGCTCTCCAATGGCTCTTCAATCAAAGCTGCTTCCACTTCTGGCGATGCTGGTCGTTCGGAAGCTTTGTCGCTTTTGGTTCTTGACGAGGCGGCACACATTGAGGGTTTGGAGGAATTATGGACAGGTTTGTATCCGACACTTTCGACAGGTGGTCGTTGTATCGCACTTTCGACTCCAAACGGCGTTGGTAATTGGTTTCATAAGACGTGTACAGACGCAGAAGCTGGAGCGAATAATTTTCACCTGACAACACTTATGTGGGATGTGCATCCTGAAAGGGATGAAGAGTGGTTTAAAAAAGAAACCAGGAACATGTCCAAACGACAGATTGCGCAAGAGCTTGAATGCAATTTCAATACATCTGGCGACACTGTTATAGATCCAGAAGATATGGGATGGTTGTTGTCGCAGTGCAAAGAACCAAAGTATCGTACTGGATTTGATCGCAATTTTTGGATTTGGGAAGAGTTTGATCCGACCTGTAATTATTTGATGGTTGCAGACGTTGCGCGAGGAGATGGCGAAGACTTCTCGACGTTTCACATAATTAAGTTAGAAACGGTGGAAGCAATAGGGGAATATCAAGGAAAACCCACTCCCGATATGTTCGCTAATATGCTTAATCAAGTCGGTAGAGAATTCGGCGGATGTATGCTGGTTGTAGAAAATAACAATATTGGCTACACAGTTCTTGATAAGCTGATAGAATATCAGTATCCAAATTTATATTATTCGATTAAGTCAACACATGAATATATTGAGCAGCATCAAGCTGAAGTCCGCAATTCAGCAGTTCCTGGCTTTTCAACCAGCATGAAGACGCGCCCTCTCATCATTGCGAAATTAGAGGAGTTTATAAGAAACAAACTAATTAAGTTATATTCTTCGCGTACTGTTAATGAAATGAAGACTTTTATATGGAGGAACGGCAAGCCGCAAGCAATGAAAGGTTATCATGATGATTTGGTTATGGCATTGGCTATAGCATGCTGGGTGAGAGATACAGCCTTGCAGGCAAACGCGCGTGAATTAAATTATCAAAAAGCTTTCGTGGATGCGATCATTACATCTAAAACCACAATAAATACCCAGATTGCCGGCCAACATGGATATAAAAAGGATAATATTATGGACAAGCAACTTGACGCTCAAAAAATGTACGATCAATTTAAATGGATTATAAAGTGAGAAAATAAATGCCACCTAATAGAAATGGAAAAAACCCCGCCAACGCACAGTCAGCCTTATTTAAAGCGCTGACTAGGCTCTTTTCTGGGCCAATTATTAATTATCGGTCTCAATCTGGTAGACGAATTCGCAGACAGCATCTTGACAAGTTTGGCTCTCGATTTAAATCCGCCTCTGGTCAACAGTTTAAAAAGTCCTTATACAATCCTCTGGATGTCGTGGCCACAGATGCTATCGCAAATCAACGCAGAACAGAGCGTTATGTTGATTTCGACCAGATGGAATATATGCCTGAAATTGCTTCTGCTCTGGACATCTATGCAGACGAAATGACCACTTATTCTCAATTGAGACCGATGCTGAATGTTCGCTGCCCCAATGAAGAAATCAAAGCCGTACTTACTATTCTCTTTGATCAAGTTTTAAATATTCAATATAATCTTTTTGGTTGGAGTCGCACCATGTGTAAATATGGTGACTTTTTCTTATACCTAGATATTGATGACAAGTATGGTGTTAAATCGGTTATTGCTCTTCCTCCACAAGAGATTGAAAGATTAGAAGGAAAAGACGCAACCAATCCAAATTATGTCCAATATCAGTGGAATTCCGCTGGTATGACTTTCGAGAATTGGCAGATGTGCCATTTCCGTATTTTAGGGAATGACAAATACATGCCATATGGTTCTTCTATTATGGAGCCTGCACGTCGTATCTGGCGCCAGCTTACACTAATGGAAGATGCCATGATGGCGTATCGAGTTGTGCGCTCATCTGAACGTCGTGTGTTTAAGATTGACGTTGGTGCAATTCCTCCACAAGATGTAGAGCAGTACATGCAAAAGATTGTAACGCAGCTTAAGCGACATTCTGTTGTCGATCCTAAAACGGGACATTTGGACCTTCGTTATAATCCAATGAGTATTGAAGAGGATTATTTCATCCCTGTTCGTGCTGGTTCTGCCACAGAGATTCAATCCCTCGCAGGCGCACAAAACATCACAGCGATTGACGACATTAAGTATTTGCGCGATAAGCTGTTTTCTGCTCTTAAGATTCCTGCCGCATATCTTTCGATGGGCGAGGAGGCCGCAGAAGACAAGACAACCCTCGCACAGAAAGACATTCGTTTCGCGAGAACAGTACAGAGACTCCAGAGAGTTATTATTGCAGAACTCACAAAGATTGGTATTATCCATCTTTATACGCTTGGATTCCGAGGTGATGATCTTCTTGGGTTTGATTTAACTCTTAATAACCCTTCCAAAATTGCCGAGCTTCAAGAGCTTGAGCACTGGAAACAAAAGTTCGATATCGCCGCCTCGGCAACTGAAGGCTATTTCTCTCGTCGGTGGGTAACCGAACACATCTTCGGAATGTCTAATGAGGAATTTGTGCGTAATCAGCGAGAAATGTATTATGATCGCAAGCAAGACGCGGCCCTTCAGGCAGTTGCTGAAGCTGCTGCAGCGGCTGGCGCTGGTGGAGCACTCGGTGGCGGCGACCTCGGTGGTGATCTTGGCGGCGATCTAGGCGGCGACCTCGGTGGTGATCTTGGCGGTGGCGAAGAAATGCCAGCAGGTGATGTTGGCGGGGAAATGGACCTTGGTGCGCCCGGGGGAGATGAAGGCGGTGGTGATGATTCTGCCTTGTTGGCAGTCCCTCCAGGTTCGCGTGATGCCCCGCGCACATATGGTCGTGGTGAAAAATATTATGCCAAGAACGGACGCAATGATAAGCGAACAGGAACGGGTCCTCGCTCTCGCTCCCTTAAAGCGAAATCAGGACAGAAGGACAGTTCGGGCGTTAGAAATGTTTTTGGAGGTGGCGCCGAAATTATGAATTTGGCAAAGACTACTGGGATCTCTGCTGGGATTGCTGAGCATTATGAAGAAGAACAATCTATTTATAATTTGAGAGACAGAACAGAAGAGGACAGGTTGTTTGAAATTAACGAATCTGTTCGTTCTTTGTTAGAAGGTTTAGAAACAAGAAATACCAATATGAAACTGGAGCAAAAGAATGAAAACAAGGCATAATAAGAAAAGAAACACTGCGTTTGTATATGAAGCATTAATTCGAGAGGCGACTGTTGCCATTCTTAAAAATGAACACAAAAAGAAGGACAAAGTTGTTTCGCTGATCAAGAAACACTTTCGACCTAATAGTCTTCTTAGGCGTGATTTAGAGTGTTATCGTTCTTTATATGAGAATCAAAGCTTGGATGATAATCTTTCTGAAAAGATTCTTAAAGAGGTCCGCATGCAAAAGATGATGATCGATCCAGAGGGCCTCTTCAAGCAACAAAGTGCCCTGATCAGAGACATTAATAAAGAAATTTCACCAGAAGTATATAATAATTTTGTTCCCAATTATAAAACTTTGGCTACTATTGATCAAATATTTTCACTTAAGACATCTCCAAAGAATAGAATTATAATGGAGAGAGAGATAATCTCTCATATGATCAACAAAGTGGAAGTACTTCCTGAAACGGCGAAAATTGATAATGTGACATATCGTACTTTTGTATCTAAGTTTAATGATAAGTATGCAAATGGCTTATTGCAAGAACAGAAGGAATTGTTGACACACTATATTACGTCTTTTGCTGATAACGGGGTCGGTTTAAAGGTTTTTTTAAATAGCGAACTCGGGCGCCTCAAAGAGAAACTTAAAGAGGCTAGTGTTACAAATGAAATAGCAGCCGACAAGACAATGATAGATAAAACAAATAAGATTATTGAGAAGCTTGGGGCATTCGCGACAGAGGGTATTAATGAAAATGTTCTAATGACCGTTCTCAAGACCCAAGCATTAGTTGAGGAAATTTATAATGGCGATAACGATTAGAGTTGGCAATGAAGCCAATAAAAAATTGGTCACTTTGGAGATGGACGTTCGTAAGAGTCTTGCTGGCGATCTAATGATTTTTGATCATGGTGATATTGATATAGTACTTTCCACCAAGCAAAACAAAGTCATCGCTTTTCCTAAAGAGGTCATCTCGGATTATGTTTACGGCGCCCAAAATCGCCTATTTACTTTCCTGCGTAAACGCGGCGTCGTTATTCCAGAATCGATTCAGGCTGGCTCTTTTTATGGCTCTTTTGAGGCTACCATGGAGACTCCCAAGAACGAAGATATGAGCGCAGCAAAACTTACACTTATAAATATTTCTAACTTTATTACAGAAGAGCGCCCCTACTTTGAATCGACAGAAGCTATTATTTCCATGGCTGATGATGAATATATTGATCCTGACAAGGAAGATTCTACAGAACTTGGTGAAGTTCCGCAGGCTGTTAAGCAAGGCTCTATGCGTAAGGGTTTTGTTAGAGATCCTTATGCAATGAACTATCTTTATACTTTATAGGAGATTAGTGAGATGTCGAATATGAAGTTGTTGATGGAAAGGTGGAATGGCTATTTATTGACTGAGAGCCTTGCAGACTTAAAATCCGATCCTGATAAAACGGAGGAGTTTTTAAAGAAGCTATCGGATGTTACTGATCGACAAGAATTGCAGGGCGTTTTGACTGTGCTTCTTTCAGATCCTCAAATTAAAGCCGCCGCCGAATTAGTTAATGATTTAAATCAAGAAATTGAGCAACAAACCAAAGACTTGCAGAGCGAAGGGATTTTGGATGATTTTGCACTCAAGCCGGGACATGAAGCATATAAATTGATGAATTCACCAACATTTGCAAAGCTAGTTAAGATCGGCGGACCCATTACCGCGTTGGCCATGGGTGCTGCCGGCCTGGTAACGCAAGGTGCAATTGATTTTGAAATGCTTGCGGGCGCCGTCAAAGTAGCCCAAGCTAGCTCTGCCGTAAATATAGAAAATGGCTTCGAAATAGCTCAAGGCATTGGTGATGTGGCTATGACAACAGCCGTTGGTAAAAGAGATGTGGAGGATTATTAAATGGAGCTTTTAACTTTTATACTTATAGCATATGGACTCACTCAGATTTTAGTGTATAGCGAACTGCCATGGCTTAAGCGAATGAGGCCATCCAAAGAGGCAGCCCGTGGATATGGTAAAGTATTCCATTGCCCGATGTGCATGGGTTTTCATGTTGGTTGGTTTTTAATGCTTCTTTCTCCGTTCACAGAACTATTTAATTTTGACGTTACTGTAACTAATTTCTTTCTTCTTGGATGGTTATCGTCTGGGACATCTTATGTTCTGAACATGGTCTTCGGAGATAAGGGAATCAAGCACGTTCAAACTATGGAGTTGACAAGTAATGAAACTCACGAAGAATAGACTTCGCCAGATTATTGCTGAAGAGATCTTAAAAGAACAAGAGCAAGAGGTAGACCCAACTAAGATTACATCTCAAATGGCTAGCACTGCTCAACGTAAAAGAGATGCTTTGGATAGGATTTCTGATACGGATAAAGAGTTTAGTGGCCCTGAGAAGGGGATTGTCAATCAAATTGAGGCTTATGTTTCAAGATTGGCAGCACTGCCAGGAGTTGATTTAGTACAACATAAGGCAGTCTTGCAGCGAGTGCTTAAAATGCTTGAGACAACAATTGCCCCTAAGACAAAAGGAGAAGGAAAATGAACACAGTATGGACAAAGAAGTGGATGCTTCAGCCTGTCAGACTTTGTAAGTCGGGCTGCATAATCGAGCGGGTAGCGCCCGCATCTTAAAGGAACACACCGATGAAAATCACAAAAACACAACTTAAACAGATGATTGAGCAGGAGCTTTCTGACATGTCCGAAGCGTGGACTTCGGATGGGAAGTGGAAGTCTCGCTTTAATACTCCCCCTCCTCCGCCCTCTGAAGAGGCGGAAAGCTTAGAGGACAGGAGAAAAAGAAGAGAGCGAGAAGAACGCGAACGCAGGCGCGGGGGAAACAGGTCCAAGTATTTCGAAGAAGAGATTCAAGAAGAAAATATAGAACTTGACGAAGGCTTCCTTGACACTATTAAGGGTGCTATAGGTATGGGCGGCGAAGAAGAAGCGCCCGCTGCCGCAAAACCTAGTGGAAGAGAAATTGTCTTAAATAGAGCTAAGAAGGCATGCGCACATGCAAAACCAGATGGCTCGCCCACCAACACTGAACGACGTTATAAAAAATGCCTGATAAGGCACTTACGAAAACAAACTGCCGATAATAGAGCGGCTAGCGCCGCCGCCGCCGAAGAAGAACGTCAAGCCGCTGCAGTTCAAAGAGATGTTGATCGAACGTCGGGATGTAATTGTAATACATTGCACAGACCTGGAACTAAATGTGGCAAGATATGCGCAAAACGACTCGGTGTGGATCCCAATGCCCCCCTTTCGCCAGAAGAACGCAAACGAATCCGCGACATCAGAGATCAAACGGACCAAGCTATAGCACAAAAAAACCGCGCTGCTTATGATCAAGAACAAGCCGACCGACAACGCGTTGCCGACGAAATCGATGCAAAGAATAGAGAAGATCAAAAGCGACGAGATGACTTAAGGCGAAAACGCAACCCTTACAACAGGCGCCGGCCAAGCCGTGGCACGAGCTTTGGCGGCGGCGGAATGGGAGAGAGTATCAATAAAGATGATCTCTACGGCATTATTGAAGAAGAACTCAGCGCATTTTTAGCAGAAATGAAGGATTAACCAATGACAAAGAAAGTACTACGAGAATATTACGCACTATGCGAAGGAGGCGTTTGCAAGGATCTTCTGACAGAAGAAGAGAAAGCTTATGTTTCTAACGGCGGCATGATTTTGACAGGCTGCATGCAGAAGGCTGACACCGTTAACGGCAATGGTCGCGTGTATCCGTACAACGTTTTAATGAAAGAGATGAAGAACTACCAAAAGCTTGTCAAAGAACACAGAGCTTTAGGAGAGCTTGATCATCCAGAAGATTCCGTTATCAATCTTAAAAATGCATCCCACATGATCACAGAAGTGTGGTGGGACGGCAAGAGCGTGATGGGAAAAGCTAAGGTACTGGATACCCCTTCGGGCAAAATTCTACGTTCTCTCGTGGAGTCTGGCGTTACGCTAGGCATCTCTTCGAGAGGTATGGGGTCTGTTACTGAAGCAAACGGACAAACAACCGTGGAAGAAGACTTTCAATTGATTTGTTTTGATTTTGTTTCCGAGCCATCCACTCCTGGTGCTTTTATGATGAAAGAAGCAAAAGAGAATTATAACCAAGTCTTTACTAAGGCAGACCGCATCAACCGACTATTAAATGAGGTCTTGGATGATGAGTAAATGGTCAAGCTATAAAGACCAGCAACTTTTAGTTGAGAATTGGCGCAAGTTTTTGCACACCGAGGATTTGACTAGTCAATTTCAAGCCAGCGGTGGTATAGATCCTCAGAAATATGCGGCCATGAAAGGTAAGTCTAAAACTGCTGCAGCATTGCAGCCGGGGATAGATGAACTTGATGAAAAGATCTTGGCTGCCGAAAAAGCTGTGGCTGAGGCAAACGCAGCCGCAGCCGAAATAGATCCCGAAGACATCTACGCGCCACGACGAGCGCGCGAAGTGATTCAAAAGGCCGAAAAGAAGCTATCCGATCTTCAACAGCAGAGGCAAGCGTTGCTGGATAAAATTGAGGGCGCTGGAAGTCTTGACCCAGCGGCACGCCAAGCAGCCTATGTGTTTGATGGCAATGGCGCCAAATTGGCTGGCATTATAGAGAAGATATTGCCCGAAGACGATGTTAAATCTCTTAGAGGAAATATTTTCGGCAAGCTCGATAAATATTTTGTTGATTTAAAGCCTTGGATGGCGGATGAAATCCGCAAGGA